ATTATATATATTTATATATACCGCGCGCGGATATATATTATATAGGCGGTATATGTATAGCATAAATAAATCTATTGACAAGGTATATATGCCTGTGATATGGTTTATTTAACAATCAAAGCCGAATCATTCAGGAAACGCCCCGGAGCCGTGCGAGGGGATAAACGCCCGTTTATGTGATAGGCAGCGGAGCAAGGACGGCAAACAGATCAGCGATACACGCTCACAAGGGAAAGGAAATCAAAGAACCTTTATACCCTTGTGGGCGTTTTTTAGCGCCCTAAAACGATCAGAAAGGAGTACGGAGCATGGAAAAAGTAGAAGCGGCAGAAGATACACAGGAAGTATTTGAAAATGATATAGCTATGTATCTGCGAATCTTTTGTGAAGAACAAGAGATTGAGGACATGCGCGCCGCGTCTCAATCTGTATACAATGCATGTCTTAGATATATACAACGTCATGTATTTAAAGATAAGGACATGTTAAGAGATAAGAACAATATATATAATACAAATAACAGTATCATGAGTAACTACAACAGATATAACTATGATCTGTTAAATGATATATGTGACTATTATATATATATATCTATGTTGTATGATAAAGAGGTATCTATTATGGGTTTCTGTAATCTGACAGGGATAGACAAAGATACTGTTACAACATGGAGTAAACCTGATCGATTAAGTCCGTTGAGCATGAGCATATACAAAAAACTTTGTGAAAATAGAGAGGAATCTTTGTCAAATAAACTCGTGACTGGAAACAAGAACCCTGTTGGCGTGATAGCTGTACTCAATAGACAATTCGGCTGGGCATCGCCGTATACCAGTGACAGCAACCGCCAAAAGCAACCACTGACAGCCGCGGAGTTGCCGAAGTTAGCACCATCTAATTGCGCGGGAATCACAGACAAATCGGTATCAGATCAGCCGGAAGGAGTTGTTTGAAATTGTGTATATTTGCGAACAATTAGAAAAGCCAGTGTTTATGCGGTTTGCAGAGAATTTGCATAGCTTCAACTATTCGGCAAAGATTTATTTAGCGAACAGTACGGAACAATAAAATAATATCTTGGGACAATATACACAATTTAGAAACAATTTAAACTCAAGTCCGGAGCGATAGAGAGAGCAGAATGCAAAAGGGGCGTGGGGGTCTGCATATGATCCGATGAAGCCGCTACTAAGTGCCAAAAATATTTCCAAAAATAAAAAAGACCTTTTGAACAAATAACCAAGAAAGGAAACACAATGGAACTTGAATATAAACAGTTGCGTTTAGAATTTAATAGAGTTTTGTTTAAAAGAGATCTTGAAGAAAAATTGGGTAAGACTTGCTGTAATTGCGGAAGCAATCTTGATGTTGAATATCATCATATAGTCCCATTGGCATTAGGAGGAACAAATAAAATTACAAATATAGTTCCTCTATGCGGAATATGCCATAGCATAGTTCACGGAAAAAAGAATATAAGAAATATAAAAAGATCTGAAAACAACGGAAGACCACGGAGGACGCCACCACAAGGATATGAATATACACTAGATAGATATATTGACGGGGAAATTGGAACGAAAGAATGTAAAGAAATACTTGGACTTACAAAGTCTACAAAAATAAACGATGTAAAATATTACAAAGAGTATTTGAAAAGCAGGAAAATAGTAAGGTTTAGAACATACCATGATGTTCAAAGCAAAAACAGGAAACGGAATAAAAATGGAATTTTACTTTCAAAAGTAGAATATGAAGACGGAACAGTGATTGAACATAGATCAGAATAGAAAACTGATAGAGGTGATAGAAAATGACGAATAGAGAACACTACAGGGAACAGATAATTGATATCTGCTCTAAAGGTAAAAGACCTATATTTGACTCTGGCAGGCTGGCAAGTTGCAGTAGGCATGATTGCAGTGGATGTCATAACTGGTATAAATCGCAGAATTTTTTCGGTACGGGTTTTTCATGCAGAGCGCAGGAGAATTTCACGCAATGGCTGGAACAGGAATATGAGCCGACGGTTGACTGGTCGAAAGTGCCAGTAGATACTCCGATACTTGTTAAAGACGAGCGCAGTAGTGACAAATGGTTTAAAAGGCACTTCGCATATTATCACGATGGGAAAGTTTACGCATGGAAAAATGGAAGAACAAGCTATACGACACAACAGGATCCGCCAAGTGTATGGCAATATGCAAAATTATACAAACAGGAGACAGAGTAAATGACAGGACATGAATACCAATTACTGGCTGCTAGGACAATCAATAAGGATCTGACAAATAAGGACTGCGAAATGCACGCGCTCCATGGCATGGTTGGAGAAATTGGAGAGCTACACAGCTTGTACCAGAAGAAATACCAAGGTCATGAGTTTGACAAGCATCACGCCATGAGCGAAATCTCCGATCTGCTTTGGTTTATCGCAGAATATTGTTCAGCAGTCGAACTGAATCTTGACGATGTGATGCAGTACAACATTGATAAACTGATTGCAAGATACCCGGATGGATTTTCGGAAGAAAAATCGCTGCACCGGTCGGAGGGAGATATCTGATGTACTTTGATGATACGGACAATGGGATCAGAAGTAATAGAAAGCGTTGCGCAAATTGCAAATATGGAGAATACGATAAAATGCAAGGATATGTATGCTGCAACGATTCAAGCGAATATGTAGCGGATTTCGTAGAATATAATTTCTGTTGTGCGGACTACGAGGAAAAGTAATGGAAATAGCGGGAAAACAGATAAACGATGAATGTACAAAATGCGCGGAACTGCTGCAATGCGAATTATTTAAGCAAGGACATGGCATAAGGCAGCCGAGAACAAATATCCGGCAGATGCTTGAATGTCAAATGAGACATAGAGAAAAGGCAGGTGGTTCAGAATGAAAGAGATTGCGAGAAGCCCTAAAAGGGCGGTCTGAAAGGAAAGGTTTTGTTTTATATCACAGAGTAACTAATAACACACATAATATAGCATTTTACCCCATAGGGCTGTATTTCAAGCCCTATACAACGAGACATGGTGTAAACGGAAAACATTGGCAGCCTTAACCCCCTCAAACCCTCTGTCAGATGCCGGTTCGATTCCGGCTGTCTCGATTTGTCTGAATTATTAGCCATTTTTCGGACACCCTCTAAGAGACCCACTAGCGGAAAGCTGATTAAAGAGCCGCCACAAGGCTTGGTGGGTATCGGCGGAAAGGAATATATTATGAAAAAATTATTTGTAAGTGTGCCTATGAAAGGAAGAACAGAGGAAGAAATCAAAGCAAGCATTCAGAAGATGAAAAAGATTGCTGAAATATACGAGGGTGAAGAGTTAGAACTTGTCGACAGCTACATTGAGGATAACCCACCTAAAGATAGCAAAGAAGCCGTATGGTATTTAGGTGAAAGCATTAAGAAACTGGCGAAGGCTGATGTATTTATTGGGATACATGAACACTATGACTGGCGTGGCTGCCACGTTGAATTTATTACGGCACAGGAATATGGAATTAAAAAATATATAATTCCGGCAGGTTATGTAATTGAGGACTATAATTCACTTTTTAATAAATTACATCCAAGTGTTTGCAGTGACGCAGTGCCGACATTCTAAAAAAATTTTACCGGCTAACAAATAGAGTTAGTCGCTATCCTAGAAAAATTATAGGCAGAGGTCTATAAGCACCTTTGCTGTGAAGTGAGGTGCTTTTCTTATGGCATCAAACTATCTGATGCAAGCAGTCCAAGAATATGAAAATTTTATAGAGGTTAATGGCATAGATGAATTTGTCATTGATGCGTATTTAGAAGCGTGCAAGGTAGCCATAAATGGAGAAAAGGATATTGAGTATGGGTTACGGCTTACGGAACGGTCTAAGGGCATTATAGAGCGTTTCTGCATGGATAAAACAGGCGGCACGATATGGGATTTAGATTACTACCAATTCAAGCATGAGACAACGCCGTATGATCTGTTAGAAAAATACCTGAATATCTATAAACTGGAATCTCATTATAGGTTTGAAAGTTTTATGATCTTCATGGAAAAGAATAGGGCTCCATGGGAAAGGTTCTATTTGCCTAGACAAAATCCGTTGAAGCAAGTAGCAGATTTAATACAAGACTTATACGATGATAAACTTGACGAGGGCATGGTTTTTATGCCGGGTCGTGTGGGTAAAACTCAAATTGTAAAAATGGGTAATTTGTGGTTTGGTTCCAACAGACCAGAAAGATCAAATTTGTATTCTGCATATTCGGATAAGATCACTGGCGGATTTTATGATGGAATATGTGAAATGATGACAGATCCAACATATACCTATGCAGAGATTTACCCGGAAAATGTAGCAAAAAAAATTTACACAGATGGAAAAGATCTTACAATAGATCTTGTTCGCAAAAAGACATATCCAACATTTACTTGCCGGTCAATATATGGAACGCTGAACGGAGCATGTGACTGTGATGGACTTGGAATTTATGACGATCTTTTTAGCGGTATTGATGAAGCACTAAGCGAAGATCGACAAAATACGGTATGGGGCAAATTTGACAACAACTATATGCCAAGAATGAAGCCGGGAAAAGCAAAACTTATTGGAATCGGCACAAGATGGGCGCCGAAAGACGTACAGGGCAGAAGATTAGAATTGCTGCAGAACGATCCAGAATATGCAGGAATAAGACACAGAGAGATAATTATTCCTGCACTTGATGAAAACGGAGAAAGCAATTTTGATTACCCGTACAAACTTGGCTACTCAACACAAGACTACAAAAGACGTATGGCTTCGTTCGAGAATAACGACGATATGGCTTCATGGCTTGCGCAGTATCAGCAGGAACCTATTGAACGTAAAGGACAGATGTTTAATGTTGATACTATGAATTTCTTCAATCCGGCAGAAATCGAAGAAGTACGACCAGATAGAATATTTGCGGCAAACGACCCGGCATATGGCGGCGGTGACTTTGTATCCATGCCTATCTGCTACGAAATTGACGGAGAATATTATGTACTTGATGCTGTTTACAACGACGGAGACAAGGAAATAACAATACCAGAAGTAACAAGCAGAATAGAATCACATTTAGATAAATTCCCAAACAAAACTGCAGAGGTGCATTTCGAGGAAACAAAATCAACATCCAGCTACAGAACAGCTTGCGAAAAAATATGGGAAGAGGACGGATACCCAGTCAATGCAACACATGATCCAGCAGACAACAAAACTGCGAAAATGGATAGAATCAAGAACCATGCGCCGGACATACGGAAGTTACATTTTGTAGATATGAAGCATCAAACAAAAGAGTACAGAAAATATTTTCAAAATATCTTGTCTTGCACATATGAAGGAAAAATGAAACATGATGATGGAGTAGATTCAACAGCGCAGCTTTGCGACATGATCTATAGTCCTAAAAGAAGAAAAAGAAAAGCTGTTATTATACAAAGCCCTATTTGAGAAAGGAAAATGAAAATGACAACGAAAGAATATTTGAACCAAATAAGCCGGCTAAATAGAATGATAAATAACAAACTTTCAGAACTTGCAGAATTAAAAGAATTGTCAAAAAGCATATCTGCTGTATCAAACAAAGAACGCGTTCAGACTTCTATGGAACGAGACAAAATTGGAAATACGCTTTCTAAAATTGACGAAATGGAAAGAGAAATAGATAAAATGATAGATTCTTATTCTGACAAGAGGACGCATATTATCGGTCAGATAGATTCGATGGAAGATGAAAACAGCTATGACATTCTTTTTTCAAGATACATTGAGAAAAAGACGTTTGAAAAAATAGCTGATACAAAAAATTACTCTTTTAGGCAAATAATTAGGCTACACGGAATTGCACTAAAGCAATTCGAGGAAAAATACGGTAGCGAATATATGTCATAGAATGTCACATCGAAAAAATTGTATAATTACAATGGGCAAAGCCCATAAGAGAAATACGAACAAAATAGCAGAAACTATAAAGCTAATGCATAAAGAAACAAAGAAAATAAGAATCTTGAAATGGCATCGCAGCAATGCGGTGCTTTTTTCATGGAGAAATTTATGAAAGAAAAGAAGATATATTGTCCTAAATGCGGTCGCAAAGTGGCTACATACGATGGGCGATCCCAAATAGATATCGTTGTGAAATGCAGAAAATGCAACAAAAAAATCGTGTACAGGGTTGCTACAGGGGATATTGAAGTAAAACCGTTACCAGTAAGGCAGACAGCAAGTGGAATGACGTTTATTTAGCGTAGAGGTAAATCAATGCAAACAGGAAGAATTGTAATTTATACAGGCGTAAAAGAAATAACATCTGAAAACGTAATATCTGTTTTGCGTGATGCAATTTTAGAACACGATCAAAATTCTGCGAGAATACAATTTTTACTTGATTATGATGCCGGCATACAGCCAATAGTAAGAAAAAACCCTAAAAGCTATAGACCTGATATTGATTGTTCGTGCTGTGATAATGTGGCAAATGAAGTTACTGAATTCGCCCTCGGATTCAAGTGGGGGAACCCTATAACACTTGTGCAAAATGGGGATAACGAAGACCCTAACCTCACAGAAGCTATAGCGGAATTAAACAGCTGCTATGAATCACAGAACGCAAGACAAAAGCAACAGGAACTTGCTAGATATGTTGAAATCGGCGGAATCGGATATGTTTATATTGATATAAATACAGAATACGAGGATGGAGAAAGCTATTTCACATACGATGTTTTGGATCCAAGAACGACTTTTGTAGTAAGGTCAACAGCTTACAGCGACAAGAGAGTTATTCTTGCTGGGACATATATAAAAGATAGGCACAGCGGTACAAGATACTACACTTGTTTTACCAAAGATACGCGATATGAAATTACTGACGGAATAAAAATCACTAACGGAAAAAGTAAAGAGAAAACAAAATGGGGATTTTTGAAAAGGAGCGGAGAAGAAAATCCGCTTGGGAAAATCCCAATTATTGAATATGTGAGATCGTATGACCGCATGGGATGTTTTGAGCGGCAAATATCAGAAATGGATAATCTAAATCTGCTTATTTCAGATTTTACCAATGATGTTGAGCAGAATACACAGGCTGTATGGCATACAAACGATGTTGATTTTCCATCTGTAGAGCAAAAAAATGAAGATGGGACCACAACGGAAATTCCTATAAAACCAAAATCGGGCGAATGGATGCAGACATATACTGCACCGGATGGAAAAACGCCAATCGTTGAGCCACTTACGATCAACTATGATTATACAGGTATGTTGAACAACATCCAATCGAGAAGACAGATTATATTGCAGAAGTGCAATGTCCCACAAAGAAATGACAACAGCGGAGGCAGTACAGGCGTTGCAATGTCGGATGCCACAGGATGGTCGCAAGCTGAAACAGCGGCGGCAAAGCAGCAGTTGATTACTGACGGATGCAAAATGGAAGAAATAAAAGTCGTTTTGGCGGCAATCAAGTTGTCAAAAGACATTAGATCCGAAAATCCGTTGATGAATCTAAAAGCAAGAGACATAAAGCCAAATATCAAAAGGCAAAAAACTTATGAAATGTCAACTAAGGTTAATGCAATGGCAACATTACTAAGCCACGGATTTAGCCTTAAAGATACAGTAGAAGCAATACCGTTTTTTGATGATCCTAACGATGTGGTAGCCCGTAGCGGAAAGATGGTTAAAGCCTATCAAGACAGCATAATCAACAAAGACACACAGAACCGAGCAGAGGGCGGAGGCGGAGAACAGCAGCCTAATAAAGACCGCACAATGCAAGATTTATCAGACCAGACAGAAAATAGTCCGGTTATAGATAAGAGTAGAACAGATAAATAATTGATATATAGCCACTGAGTATTTTCTCTAGTGGCTTTTTATATGCCCTAGAGAAAGGGCAATACAAATTTCGCAGGAAGTTAGAGAAAACTCAAATCGCAGAAAGAAGAGGTAGTAATTATGGCAGAAGCAACCACAACAGAAACTGAATCAACAAAAAATACTGAACAGGCAACAGAAACGAACGCTTCTGAAAAAACGCCAACAGTAGAAGAACTCATGACACAGCTTGCCAATGAAAGAGCAGAAAAAGAAAGATACAAAAATGCATCTGATAAGGCAAGTTCGGAAGCTGCAGCCTATAAAAAGCAGCTTAGGTCAAAGCAGACGGCAGAAGAGCAGGAAGCGGAAGCAAAAGCAGAAGCGGAAAAACTTCAAACCGAAAAGTTTGAAAGTATGAGCAAAGAACTGAATCACATTAAAGCGGTCAATGCTTATCAGAAAACTATCAGTGATGATAAATCCATTGAAGCGTTGATTGATGCGGTTGCTGATGCAGACCATAGCATGATTGCAAGCGTGATTGAGAACGAGGTTCAAAGACGCGTGAAATCAGAAAAAGCGGAATGGCTGAAATCGAGACCGCCTGTAAATGCAGGTTTCGGGGAAGACAGCGCAATTACGCAAGAACAGTTTAACAAGATGAACTACCACGAAAGAGTGGAGTTCAAAAATAAAAATCCTGAGCTTTACAAGAAGTTCACAGAATAAAACGGAGGTAATAATATGCCACAAACAAAGTTAGCAAACTTAGTAGATCCACAGGTAATGGCTGATATGGTATCAGCTAAGCTGCCAAAGAAAATTAAATTTTCTCCTATCGCAAGAATTGACACAACGCTGGTAGGCAGACCGGGAAGCACAATCGTTGTTCCAAAATACGCCTATATCGGTGACGCAGAGGATGTTGCAGAAGGCGTTGCAATGGGTACGACTGTACTTACTGCATCCACAACAGAAGCAAAGGTAAAGAAAGCTGGAAAAGCTGTAGAGTTAACAGATGAATCCGTCCTCTCTGGTTACGGAGACCCTATGGGAACAACGGTAAATCAGATCGCAATGTCAATCGCTGCAAAAGTAGATAATGATTGTTACGACGCCCTTTGTGACGCACCAATCCAGTATGACGGAGCAGCCACAGATATCAGCTATTCTGCAGTTGTAGCGGCTAACAGCAAGTTTGATGATGAATCAGATGGAGCACTCACAAAAATCCTGTTCATCAATCCGGCACAGGAAGCTACATTGCTGAATGACGCGGATTTCAAGTCAAATGACAAATATCCACTTAACGTGATTATGAACGGTACAATCGGATCTATCGCGGGAGCACAAGTTGTTAAATCCAAGAAAGTAAAACTTGTTAAGTACGAGAAGGACAACGAAGCCGGAACCATTACAATCGTAGCAGACACAGTAGAAGAAGATGCGACAAAGAAGCATCTGTCAACAATTCTTCCGAACTATGCTGGAAAACTTGCTGTGGGAGACAAGGTTAAGAGTGCAACAACACCTTACTATGCTTGCCCTCTTGTTATTGTATCAACAGAAGATCCTAACGAGGATTCAGGCGCAGATGGTGCTTCCGAAGAAGAAAGCGCACTTACAATCTACATGAAGAGAAGCGTTGAGATTGAATCAGACAGAGATATCCTTGCAAAAACAACGGTCATCTCCGGTGACGAGCATTACACGGCAGTATTAAGCAATGATTCCAAGGTTGTTGTTGCGCATTTTAAAGCTGCTACAGAGTAAGGCGGTGATCGTATGCTGTTAAGAAGACATAAAATCAATGCCGCTACGCTATGCGAAGTAGAAGCAGAAAAAGAGATCCAAAAGGAGACATACGGGAAAGAACTTAATTATGAAGAAGAGCCGGACAAATTTCCGCGCTCTTCTTTTACTAAGACGAGTATCAACCGTATGTCTACCGCAGAATTACAAGAGCTTGCAGAAGAACATGGAATTGAAGATGCAAGAGAAATCAACGGTTCAGAGTTAAAAAAAATTCTGATTGAAAAATTCAGACTGTAGGTGGGAATTATGGCAGAATACAGCATTTTGGAGCAGGTTAAAATCCGACGGAAACAATTTCATATTGAGACGGTTACGAATGAGGATGATACCACTTCCGACGTTGTTGTATTTGACAAGCCGCAGGATAATCCACTGATTGAACAGTTAATAAAGCAGGCAAAGCAGGATATTGTGGCTATGCGGAATTATCCAAGCACATATACGCCGGATAGAATCGAAGCTGACCTTAAAAACTACGAAGCGGTTATCGTGAATTTGGTTGTGTACGATATGTCACAGGCTGGCGAGCAATTTATGGCAAGTTACTCTGAAAATGGCGTAAGCCGTAATTGGAGAAAACGAAGTGAGTTGTTCGTTGGCGTATATCCGTTTGCCAAAGTCTTATAGAAGATTGTGCGTTACCGTGTTTGCTGTGCGGATGCGGTAGCAGGCGGCGTACATTGAGTGGTGGTGGGCGGTGCGCCAACAAAAAAAGAAAGGCGGTATATGATTGATGACTATCGAGGTATCAACAGCAATCATTATAAGCGTGTTATCACTAGGTTTTTCCGTCTTTATGGGATTGAAAAGCAACAAGCGTACAGATACAAAAGATATTGAAGACCGTGTGAAAGAAAACACAAGAATCAATATGAAACTGGATGCAATATTAGATACCATCAATGAGATGAAAGATGAAAGGTCAGAAATGACAAAGAAATTGGCAGAACACGATTCAAGGATAGCAAAAATCGAATCAAGTGCCGCTTCTGCTCATCACAGGCTAGATGGTATTGAAGAAAGATTAAACGGAAAGGAATGATAGTATGAGAGATTGGAAACAGTGGGCTAAAGCCGCAGGAATCAGAGCAATTAAAACTATTGCACAGGCAGCTATCGCAGGAATTGGAACAGCAGCAGCTATGGGAGCCGTAGACTGGAAATATGTTTTATCCGCGTCTGTGCTTGCCGGAGTATTATCATTGCTTACTAGCGTAGCAGGACTTCCAGAGGTAGAGTAATGTCACTTGATATCAACAAGCAAAAAATGACATATGCACTGCCAACAGGTCAGCAACCGAAATACGAACTGGATTCTGATGGGAATATAGCCTATGAGGGCTATATGGGAGAAGATGGTTTATTTGTTCCGTATCTTGATGATGATGGAAACAAAATACCGAAATTGACAGGAGATACGATAGATACTTATTCGGCTCCTGTCAATTTTTATTCTTCCATCAATAATAAGCTAAACGAAGTGCTGGCAAAGGAATTTGGTATCGATGATTCAACAAACTATGCGCAGCTTGTCACTGACAAAGAAGATTTTCCACTGAAAGTCGGTGCTCTGATATGGAAGAAATCAGAAGTGATGTACACGGTTATCAATGGAGAGCCTATGGTAGATGCTACGACCGCAGATTACACGGTCAAGGGAGTAGCGGACGAAGGATTGACAGTTGACCTTTATCTGCTGCAAAAGAATGTTAAAAATGCGGAGTAGGATATGGCAAAAAAAATAACTATAACTCTTTCTCAGAAGTCCATACAAGACGCTATAAGCCAAATTAAGGCATACCAAAATGTCTTGACATATAAATGCCAGCTATTGGCTGAAAAGCTAGCCGAAAAAGGCGTAGAGATTGCAAGACTGCAATTAGCAGACCTTGATGCAATATTCACTACGGAATTGATTTCAAGTGTTCATGCGGAATACAAAGGAAGTATAAAAGGCGGCGGTATATGGGCGGTAGTAGCCGGTACAGACCATGCAATGTTTGTTGAGTTTGGTACTGGTATTGTCGGTAAGAGATCGCCGTATCCAGGGAACTTGCCGGAAGGTGTTGACTGGCAGTATGCAAGCGGTAAAACAATCAGACAGCTAGCAGATGGTCGGTATGGTTGGTTTTATCAAGATGATGAAGGGCAGTGGTGGTTTACAGAAGGTATGCCTAGCAGACCATTTATGTACTGCACCGCGCAGGAACTTGAAAAAATTGTGGTTGAAGTGGCAAAGGAGGTATTCGGTGGCTGATAATACATGGGCTTATGAAATCGAAACAAGAATACTTGGTTTGCTAAATAGTTATGCTGTGCCAAGAATTAAAAAAATAAATGGTTTTGAAAAGACAAATTTTTCAAATGCAGTTACAAATAATGAAAGCAGGTTATCTGGAACAATATTTCCGACAATATACGTCAAAGAATTGCCGGCGGTAGAAAAAGAGCGTGATTTAGAAGGTAATACAATAAATGCGGTTTTATCTACATTTCAGATTGACTGCATTATAAACACAAGTCAATCACAGGCTAAAAAAATGGCACAAATCGTGTCTGAAATAATGAAGGAATTGCAATTTGAAGTAACGGCAATGCCATCTTTTAATTCAAAAGAAAAAGTTTACAGATCTACAGCACGTTATAGAAGAACTATAACAAAAAAAGACAGATTAGAAATAAGACCAAAAGCCAATTAGGCTTTATTTTTTTGCAATAAATAGGAGGTAAAAATATGGCAACAGGTTTAAAATCGAGAATTGCTTACAAAGAACCAAGTTCAAGTCCGACCGCAGGTGCATATTGGGCTGGCACTTACAAACTGCTTATGAGAGCAAAATCAATTCCGTCTCCATTCGGTTCTCCGAATATGGTAGTTACATCTACTCTTGAAGATTTAGTGGAAACTCAGGAAATCGGACGTAGAGCAGCTGGATCGATGGAAGTTCCGGGAGCGTTTGAAAAGAAGTACAAAGACGAAATGGCAAAAAACGAGGGTAAAAAATTAGATTTTATTATCCTTTATGGAACAGACGGAAAAGGTTCGGAAGGAATTTGCGGATTTATCGGTCAGGAAACATTTGCACCGGATGAAGCAACAGACGATCATCTTACAGGTACTGCGACCGTATCTGTACAGACTGTACCTAAGTGGATTGAGGATGATTACGATGTAGCGGTCACAGAAGACGATCAAGGTTATCCAACAGCAATTACACTTACAAAAAAATCGTAAGCCAGTCAGAAATGAGTGACAGCAAGGCTGTGCTGACTGGTTATGAAGATGAAGCAGCCGAGCCAGAGATTGACAGGTATTAAATAGCAAAGGGCGGTCTACGGACTGCCCCTTTCCTATGTAAAAGGCATAGGGGGAAAGGAAAGGCATTATGACAACTATTAAAGCTAATAACATTGAATACAAAATAGAATTTGGTTTTGACGCAGCAGAGACAGAAGAATTTGTTCAAAAACTGTTTAGATTTATGACAGGATCTTATCTGGCAGAAAATTCAGAAGATATGGATAATCTGACTGCGAAAGATGTAATTTTTGGAACAACAAATATGTTCTCTGAATTGCCAAAATTGTGCGCATTAGGTTTTTATGCTGGGCTTATCCAAAACCACGGATTTAGCAAAGAAGAATCTAATTCTATTATGAGAACATACATGAAAGAAAACGATCTTTCCTACAATGATTCATTTGCATTTTTAAAGGAATGCATGGAGAAAGACGGTTTTTTCAAACTGATCGGACTGGACAAAGTAATGGAAGGAATGACGGAGAAGGAAGTCCAGCCGGAAGTAGAAACAAAGAAGATACCACAGGATCACAAGAAAAAACAGACTGGCACAAAATAATATGGGAAGAATACTTCCCTATGGCTTTTTCAATAGGCATCCACATAGATGAATTTAAAAAAATGACACCAAAACAACTCGAATTGTGCGTAAAAGGGTATAATATGCGGCAAATTCGAGAAGATCATAATATGTGGACTTGGTTTGGAAACTATGCGACATCAGCAGTTTACGTTGCTATTGATACTTTTATCCATGGAAGAAAAGCAACATCAAAGTTTATAGAAAAAGCCGTAATGAGCCTTGAAGAAGAAAAGGAACCAAAGTACAAAGAATCAAATGAAGAAGTGGCAGTTTATGAAATGAAACAAAGAATACGGATTCTCAGGGAAAGCGGATTGCCTGAAAGTCCAGATTAGAGGAAACAAAATGAGCAAGAAAGTAATTGATGTATCATCATATCAAGGTTCAATAAATTGGCGACTGGTAAAACAGTCGGGCATTGATGGCGCAATCTTAAAGATTATGCGAAAAGACCTTTCAAAAGATAAGTTTTTCGAGGTCAACTACAAAAACGCAGAAAATGCCGGCGTTTCCGTGATTGGTGTATACAACTACAGTTATGCGACTACAGTTGCAAAAGCAAAGGCAGATGCCAAGAAAGTATTAGAGCATCTTAATGGAAGAAAAACGACCGTATGGCTTGATGTAGAGGATAAGTGCCAACAGGGGCTTGGAGTGGCTCTTATAGGCATCATACGCGCTTACAGAGATATCATCGTTGCCGCCGGATATGATTTTGGCGTTTACACTGGATATGCCTTTTATAATAGGTACATTCTGCCTTATGGTGGTGTGGATTGTAAGCTGTGGATTGCAAAATACGGTATCAATGATGGTAAGTACAATGTCAACCGTCAGCCTGTAGTTAGCGGAAATATGGTCGGATGGCAGTATACATCCAAAGGAACTGTAGACGGCGTATATGGCAAGGTGGATTTAAGCGTTTGGTATGAGGACGTTGAAAACAATACTGTAACTGTATCGCGTGGAAATAATTACACGGAACCGCGCAGACTTTTGAAAAAAACAGTTCCGTGTCAACGCGGAGAGGATGTTAAGTGGCTTCAATGTGAGCTTGTATATCATGGATTTCTTGAGCGCAAAGATATTGACGGAATTTTTGGAAAAGATACAGCAAATGCAGTAGGAAGATTTCAGAAGAAAGTAGGAATAACGGTTGATAAGAAGTGCGGAGTGGTAACAATAAGTTACCTAAAAGCAACTAATTGACAACAAAATTTAGGGCGGTGTGGATTTCCATGCCGCTTTTTTTAATTTACGGAAAGTTGGTGGAAGTATGGCAGAAGTAGATAGCTTAGAGATTGGGATAAAAGCGCAGGCAACACAAGCAAATAACGCACTAGATAAACTGGTAAACAATCTTACTAGGCTATCCAACTCTCTTATGAGTGTAAACACAAGCGGTCTTAATGGGCTTTCTAATGGAGTAGCGAGACTGTCTAATGCTATGGCTGGAATCAGCACAGTAAAAACGGCAGATTTCACAAGAGTTGCAAGCGGCATTACAAAAATATCCAGCATTGACACGGCTAATTTGAACCGCTCTGCATCTGCAATCGGTATGCTGGGTAAAGCCTTAACACCGCTGACGGCATCTAGTGCATCCGATAGAGTTACAGCACTTGCAAAAGCGATTTCACAGCTTGGGTATAAGTCAAGTACAAAAGCCATTGACAATATACCTAAACTGGCTAAAGCCATGAAACAGCTTATCACAACGCTTTCCGGCGCACCAAAGGTAAGTCAAAATCTTATTGATATGACTAATGCGCTTGCACAATTTGCGCGTACTGGTGCATCAGGCGGCAATGCGGCAAAGGCACTTGCGAATAACTTTGCCTCTTTTGGTTCTACGGCAGTAAAGGCTAAAAAGCATACGTTTTCACTGGCATCCGCTTTTGGAAAGCTATATGCTTCGTACTGGCTTTTAATTCGCGGAGCTGGAAAACTGAAAGAAGCAATCAACATATCATCTGCCCTGACAGAAGTACAAAACGTAGTTGTCAATACGTTCGGGCAATATACAGATTCACTTGAAAAATTCTCCAAGAATGCAATACAGCAGTATGGCATTTCCGAACTGACTGCAAAGCAGACAGCAAGTAGGTATCAGGCAATGGGCATTGCAATGGGAGTGCCTATTCAAAAAATGTCTGATATGTCTATTGCACTGACGAAGTTATCCGCTGATATGGCATCTTTCTACAACGTAGAGCAAAGTCAAGTACAGCAGAATTTGCAGTCTATATTCACTGGCGAGACAGAACCAATGAGAAAATATGGTATCGACCTTACGAACGCCACGTTGAAAGAATGGGCTTTAAAAGAGGGTCTTGATGCAGATATTTCATCTATGACACAGATGGAAAAGACAATGCTTCGATACCAGTACGTAATGCAGAATACAGCGAATGTGCAGGGGGACTTCGCTAGAACAGCAGACACATGGGCAAACCAGCTTCGTATTTTGCGAGAACAGTTTAAGGCGCTTGGGGCTATTTGGGGCAATGCTTTTATCAATATGCTTAAGCCGCTTGTAAAGGCTCTTAACACGGCTATGCAGGCTGTAATTAAGTTTTCCGAAACCGTTGTAAATGCACTTGGGGTTATTTTCGGTTGGAAAATCGAAATGCAGTCCGGCGCAATCGCAGAAGACTATGACACGGCGGCTGGAAGTGCTGACGATTTGGCGGCAAACACAGGAAAAGCGGCAGACAATGCTAAGAAATTAAAGCAACAGTTACAGGGCTTTGATAAGCTGAACAACCTTACAACAAACCAAGGCAGTGACAGCGGAACTGGAAAAGGAAGCGGTTCTGGCGGTGGTGCTGGTGGTGCGTCCGGCGGCAATCTGAAATTCAATGTCAAGGAAACAGAAAGCCTTTATAAGAGCAAGATAAAAACTCTTGAAGGACTTGGAAAGTATATAGGAAATAGCTTGTCTAAAGCCATGGAATCAATTAAATGGGATAAGGTGTACAAGAAAGCAAAAGCGTTCGGTACTGGTCTTGCGCAGTTTTTAAACGGTCTTATCAGTCCAAGACTTTTCGGAAATGTCGGAAAAACTATTGCTGGCGCACTTAATACAGCTATCTATGCCGCTTTGTCTTTTGGAACAACATTCAAATGGAAAAACCTCGGCAATTCGATTGCGACAGGAATCAATAAGTTTTTTGATACGTTTGATTTTGCGGCATTCGGAAAGACGGTCAATACATGGGTACATGGTATATGGACTACTCTTACTACGGCAATAAAGAAAATAAAATGGGAAAAAGTTTTAGAAGGAATTACTGATTTCCTCAAAAATTTGGACTTAAAAACATTATCAATCGTAATAGGCGCACTTGTAATACGTAAAATTTTAAAATTAAAATTGGGCGCAAAGCTGCTTTCATGGATAGGCTCTACAGTATCATCCAAAATAGTCGGCTCTATAGCTCAAAAACTTGGCGTTGAAGCGTCATGGTCTACGGTCGGACAAACAATTTTGACTAAAATCGGAACGACAATATCGACATCTTTTGCGTCTCTTGGCGGTTTGGGCGGAATTATGACAATGGATATCGGTACAATACTTGGTGCTGGTACTCTTGCTGAAATCGGCTTGTTTGCAGGTGTTGCTATAATCGGTGGGATTGTCGCCGCTATTTTCGGGTGGAATGTCGGTCAGACAATCAATGAAAAACTCACAGGCGAAAAAATAGATATGTCATTCTCGGAGCAAATGACAGAAATCAAAAATTCCTTTTCAGACGGTTCTTGGAAAGAAGCCTTGAAACTTTGGGGCGACGATATCTACAACGGTTTTCTTGCTGTTTCAGAATCAGAAGATGAGCTTATGAAGCCTGTTAAAGATGGGCTGAACGAAGTGAGAGGAATGTTCTCTGACGGTCAGTTCGGAGAAGCTATGTCTCTTTGGGGGCAAGATATCTACGACGGTTTCTTGTCAGTGTCGCAGTCACAAGATAATTTCATGAAGCCTTTTAAAGACAAGTACAATGAGGTAAAAGGTCTTTTTACCGACGGACAATTCGGCGCGGCTATGGGGGCGTGGGGCGACGATATCAAACTGAAACTGAACAATGTAAAAGATAGTTTTCTGCTGACATGGGATAACATAAAGTTAGGCGTTAAAAGCGCATGGCAAGCTACGGTTGACGGTCTGAAAGAAATATGGAACAAATTCGCAACGTGGCTGAACGAGAAGCTATCGTTCGATATACCGCCAATCAATATTGCTGGCAAGGAATTATTCGGTGGCACACATATCGACCTCGGCAAAATACCGACTTTTGCAAGTGGTGGTTATGTCCCAAAACAGTACAGCTTACTTATGGCTGGCGAAAATGGTATACCTGAAATTGCAGGAACGGTAGGCGGAAAGACAGCAGTTGCAGGTGGCGCAGAAATCACAGGTATTAAGGATGCAATATTACAGGCTTCAAATAGCGAAATGGCTCTAATGAGACAGCAAAACACACTATTGCAAGGTATTCTTGCTAAAGAGTTCGGAATCAGCCAATCTGACGTAGGAAAAGCCGCTAGAAGCTACGCAAAGGACTATAACCAGCGGACAGGAAAAGACGCATACAGTTTCGCTTGATAGATTTTTCCCCTTGTGATATTATTAGAATAAATTTTATCATAAGGGGGATAAATATATGGGAAAACAAATAATGTGTCCTAGATGGAGCTGTGATGGTGTCGGCATTCCAGTTGACACAAAAAAGAAATTTTCTTTTGGAAAAGCGTTGGTAGGAAATACGGTCGGCGGATTCCTTATGGGTCCAGCAGGAGCCATAATTGGAACAGCAACAGGAATTAAAGGAAAGAACGGAAAAACGAAATTTGTTTGCTCTAAATGTGGCAAAGTATTTGAGAAAAAAATATAATATGAATTTTTAAGGCAGTCGAAACAGGCTGCCTTTTTTAATTTTCAAAAACGAGTTAAAACGAGTTGGAATTGAGTTAAATTGAATTAGAGTTGAGTTAAAACAAGTTAGAGTTGAGTTAGCATCTATCAGAAATGGTAGGTGCTTTTTTAATGCTTATTTTCAGACAGGAGATTTACGATGGCATACGCTGGATACCTTATCAGAGTTGGAAATTATACAATCCCAAAGAAATACATTAGGGCGGAAAAATACGACGTAGTTCTTCACGGACAAGACTTGGATTCATACCGTGACGCAAACGGTCAGTTGCAGCGTACAGCCTTACAGCACATGGTTGTTGATGTAACTTTCTCTACTCCGCCTATGATGCACGAAGCGACATGGAGAAACCTCATAGACAACATTAGAGCACAGTATACCAACTCTATTGAGAAAAGGTGCACTGCATCGGTTTACGTGCCGGAAATCGGCGATTACAAGACGCAGGACGTATATCTGCCTGATATCAAGACCAACATATACTATGCGGACGACCACGACATTATATACAACGAAATCGAACTGCAATTCATTGGATATTAAGAGGTAGTAATTATGCTGAGTGTGACAGAAGAAACGAAACTGGCATTTTTGCAGAGCAGCAGCCACAAAGAATTGAGTATAACATTCCCAGACCATGACTTGCTTGTTGGAAATGCCAACATTGTTCAAGAAAGTATGGAACTGGAAGAAAGCATTATGTCCGGGAACGATCTTGAATTTATCGGCTGCGAAAGTAGCAGATTTTCTATAGATTTATCAGGCACATTGATTGACATTGACGGTGTTCCAGTAACCAAGGATTTAACCGGCACTGATATATCCGTTTCAATCAAGGCAAGCGGATCAGAAGAAAGCGTACCGCTATTTGTCGGAACTGTAGTTGAGTATGACGGGAAAAGCAACACACGCAAAAAAACAATTACGGCATATGATGCCTTATATTGGCTGGGAGATTCAGTCAAAGGAGAAGTAGACTGGACGGACTACAATACTCTGAAATTTCCTATCACGATAAAAAAATTCAGAAACTGGCTTTTTGGAAAAGTAGGAATTGAGCAGGAATCCGTTGCACTTCCGGCAGATGATATAGAGACAAGAGGTCTTGACGATTATGTTTTCAGTCAGACAAGGAAGTATCAGCGCGGGGAGCTTTGTAAATATCATGGAAAAGTATATGCGAGAAAGGTATATACCAAACAAAAAGAAATTAGCTTTGAATCCGAAAAGTGGTATCAGCCGACGGAATACAACAGCACAAAGGTGTACAAATATGGAACAGTAATTGTTAAAAAGGGTGCATTTTATTTGTGCAACAAAGATTTTTCTGCAGCAAAAGAGTATTCAGAGGAAGATTGGTCGGAAATTGAATTTGAAACAGAATACAGCGACGAAAACACGACATACCTTGACCTTATTAAACTGGTGTGCCAGTTGAATTGCGTATGGGGCAGAATCAATCGCTACGGGAAATTTACATACATTTTCCCCACGCAGTTGACAGAAGATGATTCATTTTATCCGGGAGCAGAATCTTATCTTCCGATGTATCCTACTACTGGCATCGATGATTCTACTGGTACTGATTCGGCAAGTAATTCTGCACACTATGCGCACTACAAGGAAGTAAAATATGAAACATACAAGATAAAACCGCTGAACAGGTTTATTGTCCGCGATTCTGCCAAGGATAAAACAAAAGGAAACGTAGGAACCGGAAAACGGAAATATATAGTGCAAGGAAACCAGCTGTTATTTGGTCTTGACAGAATATGGAAAACACAGCTTGCAACGCTTCTGATGGATCAAAATGAGGGTTTCACTTACCAGCCGTTTGAAGCCGAGACAATGGGACTTCCATATATAGAGTGCGGAGACGTAGCAATGTTTTATGTCTACGATTTCATCAATTCGGCGCAGCAGCAAAAAGATATTTGGGTAGAAATGTCCTTTATTATTTTGCATAGAAAACTGACTGGCATTCAGCAGCTTATGGATGAGCTGTCTGCAACCGGCGAAAAAGGAAACACGCATATATCCGGCAGCGAAGCGCAGGTAAACCAAAACTACACGAATACACAGATTCAGAAATTGCAGACCAGCCAAAGTTACACTGAATCCAATGTTGAAAATCTGAATGAACAGGTGGAACAGTTACAAACAAACGGCTTGAAAGTTGAATCGGTCACAGCACTTCCGGCAAGCCCGGATGCAAACACAATCTATCTGATACAGGGAACGGCAGGTTGATGAAATGGCAAGAAAACAATCAAGTACGATATGGTATCAAGGGAATCCACATAAAGAGATTTATTTCCAAGGTCATTACCACGACAAGATGTACCTTGGCGGGCAGCTTATTTGGGAGAAGCTGGAAGATACAGGAAAATACAAATGGATTCCATATATATTTGATTTTGCAATATATAATGATGAAACGTATATATGCGCGGTTGTTGAGCAAAGAAGACGCAATGGTGGAGAGCTTGTCAGTTCAAAAAAATGGCTATGTAAATGGAATAAACAGGCGGGAAAAATAGAAGTTATAAAACGATTAGGCGCAGGATATAATTACAAGTTGTCCGCTACGCAATATGGAATTGTTCTTTCAAAAATCCAATTGAATAGTGATATTGAAATATCAAGGTATTAGAAAGGAGAGAGTATGAAGAGAGTTGAATCGGAACCAGGAATAATAGTGTTTAAAAGTAAGAAACGACATGTATCGTTTGCTTTTGGAATAGGTAAACGCTGGGGAATAAATTTTGGAGCAGAATATTATGAGCTTTGGGATCGGCACCATTTTGTCATAGGATTTACAATAATTAAATTTTTTGTTGCGTTTAGAGTAAATTGGCGAATTTTTGGAGAAGGTTACGACAGAGACGAAATGTACTTCGGAATGTACGACTGAATCCAGAGTTATTAGGGAGGAACGACGAATGAGTATGAAACCAATATTGTTTAATACAGATATGGTTCGGGCGATTCTGGACGGACGGAAGAGCTGTACGAGAAGAATTGTAAAAGGCTTTATTCCTAACAACGCAGTATGGGGGTATACCGCTTTTACACCTAAAGGGCGCATATCGTGTAGAGGTACATTTGCAGATGGGTATGGAGAGAAATTCTTCAAACCGCCATATCAGCCTGGAGATATCCTGTACATTCGGGAAACATGGGAGCGTTTTGAATGTTGGAACTGTGATGGAGACGAAAGAGGAAATTGCCCCAAAGAGCCAAAGAAAAGCGTTTTGGATGACAATGATATTTCTGAAAAATGCGAAAGCGATGATGTAGAAAAAATGTTTCACAGGACTTGCCTGGTTTTCCCCGGACTGCAAACACTTTTCAAAAGCCAAAGGCGGTAAGCCGAAAGATAAGTTTATCCGCGGCTTGGCATGGGTAGCGTGTAGATGGGCTGGACTTGTTCGACCAAGGGTAATCATGCTGGAGAATGTGGAAGAGTTTAAGACGTGGGGACCATTAAACAGGGGACACCATCCAATCAAGAACAAACAGGGTAAAACATTTGAGCGGTTTGTTCAGCAGCTTACAGATCTTGGATATAAAGTGCAGTTCAAAGAGCTGGTAGCTGCGGATTATGGAGCACCAACCATGCGAAAAAGATTTTTTATGATCGCTCGTTGTGATGGTCAGCCTATTGTATGGCCGGATCCGACACACGCACCAGCAGGCAGCGAAGCAGTTAAAGCTGGATTGCTGAAACCGTATGTAGGAGCATACACGCAGTTGGATTTTTCGCTACCGTGTCCGAGTATCTTTGATACATCCAAGGAAATAAAAGAGAAGTATGGCATCCGGGCTGTCAGACCGTTGGCACCTAAGACTATGGAGAGGATAGCAAGAGGACTGAAAAAGTTTGTGCTTGAGAACCCGGAACCGTTTATTATCCAGTGCAACCACGGCGGCGAGCGCAGACCGAATGATATTCGGGAGCCAATGCCGAAAATTACCGGAAAACACGGTTACGGTGTGGTAGAACCTTACATGATTCCTATTGGATATGGCGAAAGAGACGGACAGGCACCCAGAGTACATGATGTAGAGAAACCATTGCCGACCATAGTTGGGAGTGGGAAACATTATCTGTGCGAGCCGTACATGGTACAGATTGGGCATACAGGATTTACGGCAGACAGGAGAAAGGATGTGAGAGAACCGCTGCACACGATTACAACGTCAGCCGGACATTTCGGAGAGGTTAGAGTATTTCTGATTAAGTATTATGGAGATGCCACAGGACAGTATATAGAGAAACCACTTGATACAGTTACGACCAAAGATAGATTCGGACTGGTAACAATCGAAGGTGTGGATTATCAGATCGTAGATATCGGACTTCGGATGCTGGAACCAAGAGAGTTGTACGGATGCCAAGGCTTCCCAGATGATTACATAATCGACCACGATTATACTGGAAAGACTTATCCGAGAAGCGAGCAGGTGCGCAGGTGTGGAAATGCGGTTTGTCCGCCAATACCGGCAGCACTGGTCAGAGCAAATTTGCCGGAATTGTGTGTAGCAGAACGCACACCGAATATGCAGATCAGAGCTGAACAGACCGGACAGCTACGGTTTGCCTAAAAAGAATAGAGATTGATTGATAAGGAGTGAGAAAAGTGGCAGAAAGACGTATGTTTACAAAAAGGATAACTGAAAGTGACGCTTTTTTAGATATGCCTAGTAGTACGCAAATGTTGTATTTTCATTTTTCTATGAATGCGGATGATGATGGATTTGTGAATAACCCAAAGAAAATACAAAAAATGTGTGGTGCTTCTGATGATGATTTTAAATTGCTGATTGTAAAATCATTTATCATACTATTCGATAGCGGAATAATCGTAATAAAGCACTGGAAAATGCACAATTACATTCAGGCAGACAGGTATAGACCTACAGATTATGCAGAAGAGAAATCTATGCTTGGAATCAAGTCAAACAAGGCTTATACGTTGAATGTATCCAAAATGGATACAGAATGTATACAGAATGGATACATAGGTAAGGATAGTATAGGTAAGGTAAGTAAAGATAAGGATAGTATAGGGGAGAGTTCGAGAGGGGAAAAAGCTAAACGCTTTTATCCGCCCACTCTTGATGAAGTCAAACAGTATTGTGAAGAGCGAAATAATAATATTGATCCGATGGCATTTATTGATTTCTATTCGAGCAAAGGTTGGATGATCGGGAAGAACAGAATGAAAGACTGGAAAGCAGCTGTCAGAACTTGGGAGCGAAAAAGAAAAGAACAATCCAAAGCAGAAAGTAGTGTATATGACGAATGGAGGGATGCCTAATGACAAGAGAGGAAACGATAGAGCTTCTCATGATGGTGCAAGCAGCATTCCCAAATTACAAGCCGCAGGATAAGACGGTAGCTGTCAATACATGGTTTCTGATGCTTGCAGATTATCCGTATCAGCAAGTACAGTTGGCTCTTAAAGCCTATATCGCGACGGATACAAGCGGATTCGCGCCGAACATCGGGCAGATCATTGATAAGATACAAATGATAACCAATCCTGCGGAACTGAATGAAATGGAAGCATGGTCACTTGTTAGCAAAGCTCTGCGGAACGGAAATTACAAGTCAAGGGAAGAATTCGAGAAATTGCCTGATCTTGTGAAAGAAGCGGTAGGAAGCCCAGAAAACATACATAACTGGGCGCAGTCTGACATAAAGAGTATTGAGAGCGTGATCCAGTCAAATTTTATCAAGAGTTATCGGATTGTTGTAAACAGGCAAAAGGAAATGCAGAAATTGCCAAAAGACATAAAAGCTGTGATTTCCAGCAGTAGGACCTGCATCGGCAAGGAAATTGAAACATCACAAAAGACTGCGTTGGAAGCAAAAGAAGAGCCGGCAGAAGAACGAAAATGCATTCCTATGCCGGATCGTTTGAAAGAAAAACTGAAATTGTAGGAGGTAAAGAGGTTTGTCCGGACAAATAAAGCTAGCTTTACTCACACAATTATATGTACGACAAAGAAAGATACGAAAGACTGAAAGCAGAAGGCATATGCCCCACTTGTGGGAAACCAAACGATCGCGCTAATAGGGTATACTGCACAGAATGCCAGAAAAGAAAAACTGAAAAGCAGTTAGAAACAAGGAAATGGTATGCAAAAATGGGATATTGCCCGCGGTGCCAAAAAAACAAATTGTTTGGGTCAGAAAAGGTATGCCCTGAGTGCACTGCTGAAAATACGAACAGGATCGAAAGAAAGAGAGAAATTAGTAGGGAAAAATACAACGAATACATGAAAGATTACCATAAGCAGTTGCATAATCAGAGGAAAGCGGATGGTATTTGTACTCGTTGTGGAAAAGCAAGTGTAAAAGGAACGGGATATTATACCTGCATAAAATGCAGGGAAAAAGAAAGAAAAAATATATATCCGCGAGAGTACGGCTGGGCGAGAGTTGCCGAGGGTAAATGTTTCTTTTGCGGAGAGCCAGTGAAGAAAGGCTACAAGGTATGTGAAAAGCATTGGAAGTCAAATTGTAAGAATGCGAAAAAGGCAGACAGAAGTTATTTACAAAGGACGAACAAATTGTTTTTCAAAAAGAAAGGTAAACGTGCAAATGAAAAGGAAAATCCATATTTGGATTGTGCAGATGTGATTAAGGTAGAAAAAGAGTAAAAGGAGAAAGGCTTATGAGGTTATCGGAACTGACTAAGCCAGAGATTGATGCAATCGTCGGAAATGCTAATTTTACGGAAGAAGAATATCAAGTGTTCCAGTATTTGTGTAAGGGCGCAACACTTGACGAAATGGTTTATAGGTTAAAACTATCGAAAGCTACTATTTCAAGAATCGTATTCAAGGTCAAAATGAAAATAGAAAGGATTGATAAAATGAAGCAAAATATACCTGTATGGGAAAAAATCACAATGACAGTAGAAGAAGCCGCAGAATATAGCAGCATTGGTATAAACAAAATTAGAGAACTTTCAAGTGATCCAAGATGTAATTTTGTTATCTACATAGGCAAAAAGCGGTTAATAAAGCGAAAAGAGTTTGAAAAATTTATTGCTGATAATGTGGAGTTGTAGACTTATAAAGCCTTATGTGATATTATATGTATTTGCATAAGGCTTTTTCCGTATAGGGAAAGGAGCGTAAAAGATGGGAAAAGACCTAAGAGGTAAGGAAATAGGGCAGGGTTTGTCCCAAAGGAAAGATGGGTACTATGTCGCTAGGTATACTGACAGACGCGGAAAGCGCATACAAAAACTGTTCTTGAAAATGAGAGAAGCCCAAAAATGGCTTTCGGAAAACAAGTATGAAGAGCAGCACTCAAATATAGACTTTCCGTCAGACTTGATTGTTGAATCGTGGTTCCAATATTGGATTGAAATAAAAGAAAAGACGGTAAGACCGAATACCGTCAGAAATTACAGAGAGCGTTACACTAGAAATATAAAGCCGATAATAGGGAATAAATTATTAAGAGATGTAAACAGTATTCATTGTCAGCAAATATTTAACAAAATGGATGACGAAGGATACAGGAAATCTACAATATATCAAACAAGAATAGCATTGTACAATATGCTGCAATATGCATTCGACAACGATGTAATAAGAAAAAATCCATGCACAAGGGCTGTTATATCTGACATAGGAAAAGAATCCGCGAAGAAAGAAGCACTCACAATAGAAGTGCAGAAAAAATTTTTAAAATATGCTTCCGGCATGTCTTATGAGTATCAATATAGATTTATCTTACAGACAGGATTGAGAACCGGGGAGCTTACAGGTTTAAAGTGGGAAGATATAGACTTTAAAGGCAGAACGCTTACGGTTAGCAGAAGTTTGGAATACAGGCATTCAACAGGTGAATGGAGAGAAGGACAGCCGAAGAGTAAATCCGGGTACAGGACTATACCGCTGACAGATGAAGCAATTTATATCCTGAATAAGCAAAAAGAGAAAAATGCACATCTGAAATTTGTCGAAATGCAATGGGAAGACAGAATATTTTTGTGTAAGACCGGAGCACCAGTCAAGAACAGTACATATGACACAGCATTATTCAAAATCTGTGATAAAGCAAAAATTCCTAGATTCTCAATGCATGGTCGAGTTATAATAGGGACAAGTTAGAAAACTCCAGTAAATACAAGGGGTTGCACTAATTTAGTCCTTATCTTTAACTCCCTGAAAAAGGGAAAAATAAGGCAGCGCTGTCATTCCAGAATATGAATTATTACAGATCCAGACTGGAAATGGATTTGTGTAAGACAAGAGTAAAAACAACAGAATTATTGTAATTATAGGACTGAATTAGCTCGCACGGAATATAGATTCCGGTTGTCTAATTCAGTCCTCTTTTTGATTGACGATGATGAAAGGTGATGAAAAATGGCTAGAATTATTTCTATTGTAAACCAAAAAGGGGGAACGGGAAAATCCGCATGTACTGCTAATTTAGCAGTAGGATTAGCACAAAAGAATATGAAAGTGTTGATTGTAGATGCCGATCCACAGTCTGATGTATCCGCAGGATTTGGATATCGTGATTGTGATGACAGTAATGAAACACTTACAGCTCTTATGGATGCAGTAATGAAAGATGAAGATATTCCTTCAGACTGTTATATCAGACATCAAGCAGAGGGAATAGACATTATCTGTTCTAACATTGGACTGGCAGGTACGGAAGTACAGTTGGTAAATGCAATGAGCAGGGAATATGTATTGAAACAGATTTTATATGGTATCAAGGATCAATATGATGCAGTCATTATTGACTGTATGCCATCATTGGGAATGATCACGATCAATGCGCTGGCTGCATCAGATGAAGTACTCATTCCAGTTGAAGCGTCCTACCTGCCAATCAAAGGCTTGCAGCAGTTGTTAAAAACGATCGGTAAGGTTCGTAAGCAGATTAATCCGAAGTTGCAAGTCGGTGGGATTCTGTTCACGATGGTCGATGCGCATACAAATGATGCCAGAAATAATATGGAACTTCTCAGAAATGTATATGGAAGTCAAATTCATATCTTTGATAATTATATTCCATTTTCTGTAAGAATGAAGGAAGCAGTCAGAGAAGGACAGAGTATTTTCTCTTATGATCCGAAAGGCAAAGCTACAGAAGCTTATCGGAGAGTGACGGAGGAGGTGCTGAAAGATGCCATCTAAAAAAAGAGCAACTCCCATTTCCTTACAGCCACTTGATGCGTTGTTTGGAACAAACGAAGAAACAAACAATGGAATTTGCGAGATAGAAATAGGAAGCCTTCATCCATTTCCAAATCACCCGTTTCAAGTAAAAGATGATAAGAAAATGGAAGAATTATCAGAAAGCATTACACAATATGGCGTGTTGGTTCCTGGTATTGTGCGGTTGAGAGAGTCTGGTTGTTATGAGCTGGTAGCTGGTCATAGGCGAAAACGAGCATGTGAACTTGCGGGATTAGAGAAAATGCCTGTTATCATCAAAGATCTTACAGATGATGAAGCGACGGTGATCATGGTAGATTCCAACATTCAACGAGAAGAGCTGCTGATCAGCGAAAAGGCATTTGCTTATAAAATGAAATATGAGGCGTTAAAGCGTCAGGGGAAACGGTCTGATTTAACTTCTTGCCAAGTTGGCAAGAAGTTGGCGGCGGAAGAAGTCAGTCAGAATACAAGAGATAGTTCCAGACAGATTCTTCGATATATTCATCTGACAGAGTTAATCACAGAGCTTTTAGAACTGGCAGACGAGAAGAAGCTTCCCTTTAATACAGCTGTTGAAGTTTCATATTTGAGAAGTGAAGAACAACAGATATTGCTTCAGTATATGAGTAATCACAATATGGTACCGTCCTTGAAGCAGGCAAAGGAATTGAAACAGATTTCAAAAGAGCGGATGTTGACGTATTCAGAGATTGATCAGATTTGCATGAATGAAAGTACTGAAAAAGTTCAGGTGCAGATTCCGGCGAAGAAATTGAAACAATATTTTCCAGAGACATATACAAAGACTCAGATGGAAGAAATTATATTTATGCTTCTGGCATCGTGGGCAGAAAGAGAGGGTAAAGAATGAGCAATGAAGATATGGCAAGTAGAATACAAGTCTATCTGAAAAAGATAGAAAAGATACGTGTTAAACGGATGAAAAGAGAGAAGTTTAAACATTTGTTGAAAACATTAGGATTATCAGCAGGAAGAAAGTGAAAGTATGGCTTTAAAAATTGTACGAAGATATGATGCGAACGGAAGGGAGCTTACGGAGAAAGATTTGGAAACCTTTCGATTGGATTCTCCTGTGGTTAGAGAAATATTGGCAAACCTTAATCAGGAGGTGGCGGAAGGAATCAGACAGAAGGAGAAAAAAGGTGACGATTGAAGACGTAATTAAAAAATCAATTCTGCCGCTGGCATTTATGGTATTCTGGTTTTGGATGACAAAAACAATTATGAAAGTCAGTGGTCAGACGGATTGGTTCTGGTGGATATTTATTGCCGGATTGCCATTTGGAATACATAAAATGCGGCTGATTCTAATCCCTAGAGGAATGGATACCACAGCAACGCTTGGTATGGCTACATTAAGTGTCATCATTGGAGCTTTGATTGGATGTATCATGATTCCAGTGTATGTAATCCGTGCGGTATACGTTTTCTTACGATATATCATCGGAAAATAATTGAATATTTGATAAGAGGCAGGTTTGCGAAAATAAAATCGTAAGCTTGCCTCTTTTTTTGTGCCAAAAATCAGGCAATTCAGGGGAAATCCCTTTTGCAAATATATATACTCGGAGGATTTTTAAGATGAGAGAGCGAATTGAAAGTAAGCATGTAACAAAAGAAATCAAAAGTCAGATGCCAGTGATTCCGGTGGAAATTGTTAAAGAAAGAGGCTGTACGTTCTGCCCGTATTATCTGGGAAATTATGAGAAACAGCCACGCTGTATGATGAAAACCTGTGCCTGGGATGATGAAAATGAACGTTTCCATCCAGTTCTTCGTGGACTAATTCCATTTTACAAAGAGAAGATGGAAAAAGCAGAAGTGAAGTTCTTGGCAATGAAAAAGATTTACACAACGCTGTTAGGAATGTTTGCCGATGAAATGAAGCAGGAAGAGTTGGAAAAAGATGAATGTTACGGATGTGCCTATGGAAAATGTGGACCATGTATCGGTATCTGTTACAAATCAATGAAAGCATAGGAGGGTTAAGCCAATGAATACAACAGTTATTTCCGGGCGATTGGTAAGAAATCCCGGATACAACGAAGTGGAGAATGAAAAAGGACTTCATAAGATTGCCAAGTTTGTTCTGGCAGTTAGAAGGAATTATTCCGATGAAGTCAGTTTCATTCCGGTAAAGGCTTTTGCAAAGAAAGCAGAATTTGCCAGAGATTATCTGATGCAGGGAACGAAGGTCATGGTGGAAGGCGAGATTGTCACAGGTAATTATGAAGATAAGGATACCGGGAAAAAGATCTATACCACTGAAGTGTATGCAAACCGGATTGAATTCGCAGGTGCAAAAATGGTTGACAGACCACCATTTCCAGAAGATGCGGAAGGGTTTTTAGAGATACCGGAGGGCATGGAAGAGGAAATGCCGTTTAGATAGAGGAGGATAAAAGATGGTTTCAGTAGATCAGGCGTATATGGTAGGGCATATGAAAAATGCCGATGGAAGTATCAATAACAAAAATGTAGTGCTGTCAGCAGCATGTGAAGCAGCGGAACTGTTCCAGTGCATGATGTCAGTAAATCAGAAATTGGAGGACTGGCAGAGATTTAACAACACTTTGGAGATGCATCTGAGAAGTGTGGAATGTGAGAAAATCCATGATATCTGTCAGGCATTATATGGAATGAAACATCCGTCCGATGAACTGGAAGGATTGTATCTGGCAAGGGAGGATGAACAGATATGCCTGCTGTACTATCAGGTATTTGTAGGTATGCTGGAAATCAATATTACTTCAGCCGAAGTGCTGTACAAACAGAAGGAGGAAATAATCAATGAGTAAGATGGAGTATATGCCGGTAGATTGTTTGCAGGTGCCAAAGATGCTGTTCCAGGTGGAAGAATTCAAAAATCTATCAAATACAGCAAAAATTTTATACAGCTTATTTCTGGATCGTTTGAAATTTGCGGTGCAGAATGGCTGGGTAGATCATAATGGAGATCTGTTTGTTATCTATCCAAAAAGCGAAATGAAGAAAGATCTGAATACGACTCGATATGGCGTAGATCAGGCAGTACAGGAACTTGTTAAGATTGGAAAGCTGGTGCGTATTGTTCAAAACGATGGAAAGGCGAACCACTTTTATATCAATGATATTTATGAAAATGAGATGGAGGAAGAATCAATGATGACACTAGATACTATTATGGCAAATATGACGGTGCTTGAAAGAGAAATTATCATGGACAAGATGGTGAAAGCATCCAGAGATATTTTGGAAACTATTGCGGATATGGGATATATTGATGAATACGAAACGTCCTTAACTGCAATGGAAGAGAGAGGATACCAGGATGAACTTGGAGAGATGGATATTGATCAAATCCAAGCTGATGGATATGAGTTTGGCATGGATCTTGCATTTGGAATTTTGGAGGAAAATGAAAATAATCCTGCTCGTGTGTTAGATATCCAGAAATATGTGAACAGACAGTATGATAGCTGTTCAAGAAAGAAGTTTATGAAGGTCCTGGAAACCCTTGTTCATGCGATGGGGAATGATGAAGGCTTTATTGGTGATATGTATGCTTGCAACAAGAAGGCTAGAAATTATTATTTGGACGAAATGATTCAGTCATTCAATTTTGTGTTTGATGAGATGTGCCATGGTACGGGCAGTGCGGCAAATTGTGATTTCGATGTAAAAGAGTAGGAAAATATTATGGCAGATTTTGAATATTTCAGAGCAGAAGAATCTGACCAGTTTTCTTTTTTTCGGATACCAAAAGCTCTGTTCACAGAAAAAGAGTTTGCAAACCTGTCCACAGACGCAAAGCTCCTTTACGGAATTCTGCTTGATCGAATCAGCCTATCCAAGAAAAATGGATGGATTGATAGTGATGGTTATGTCTATATCATTTACACGATCGCAGAATTGCAGGAACTATTGCGAATGTCGCATACGACAGTGACAAAGCTTCTTTATGAGCTTGACAGTGTGCATGGGATTGGATTGATTGAACGGTATCGGCAGGGGAATAATCGTCCTTCTGTCATATACGTGAAAAATTTTGTGAAACGGATTAGAGGAAAGCCAGTAAGATACTTTGCTTCTGGAACGCCAGAAACTGGAAATCCGGACTGCAAGGAATTGGAAATCCGGATTGCAAGAAACTGGAAGTCCGGAACGCAAAAAAATAGAAGTCCGGACTGCAAGAATCTGGATGGAAGTAATACTAAGTTAAATAAGACTGAAAAGAATCATACTGATAAGAGTGAGAGCAATACTCCCGCTTTGGAAGAAAAATTCAGTCTGTATGGGAGATTTAAAAATGTTGTTCTGTCGGAAGCTGAACTGCAGGAGTTGATGACGCTGTTTCCATGGGATTACCAGAAGCGGATTGATCATCTTTCTGTTTATATGAAATCCAGTGGAAAAGAGTATCATAATCATTTTGCAACAATCTGTCTTTGGGCAGAACGGGATGGAGGCAGGGGAGAAATGGATAAATATGAATTTCAGGAAGGAGAAAGCCTGTGATGGAAAATAAAGTAACAGCAGATTATCTGGATGAAGAGGGATGTCTTCATTGTGGTATCTGTGGAAAAAGAAAACAGATGAAAGTTAGTCTGATGGGATTTGAGCATGTAGTGTCCTGTTTGTGTGAATGCGAGGTAAAAGCCAGGAAGGAACTTGATGAGAAGATGCAGCGGGAAGAAGCACAGCGGCAGCTTTATCAGAGAAAATCCGTCGGACTTCAGGAAAGAAGATTCTGGGAATGGAAATTTGAAAAAGACAATGGAAGCAACCAGAAGATACTAATCGCCAGGCAGTATGTAGAAAACTGGACAGATATGAAGAGAAAAAATGTAGGACTGCTTCTGATGGGACCAGTTGGAACCGGGAAGAGTTTTTTTGCAGGCTGTATAGCAAATGCACTTTTGGAACAGGGAGAACGTGTCATGATGACAAATTTTTCTAGGATCTTAAATGAAATGACCAGCTATCAGGCAAATAAGAACCAGATTATACAAAATCTTGTGGATTATCCGCTGCTGATTATTGATGATTTAGGCATAGAACGAAATTCCGAGTTCGCTTTGGAGCAGGTCTATAATGTGATAGACAGCCGTTATTGTAAAATGCTTCCGCTGATCGTAACAACGAATCTGGGACTGAATGAAATGAAATCTGCAGATTTAGATACTGCCCATCAGCGCATTTACAGCAGAATACTTGAAATGTGTGTTCCCATCTATTGTGGTGGGGAAGACAAGAGAAAAGAAGAAGGGACAGAAAAACTCGTACAGGTGCAGCACCTGATTACCGGTTAATCTGTCCTTTTTCATTGAAGGGGGTGATTGCCATGATTACAGATCTGGACAGCAGTTGAATCGCTGAAAGGAGGGAAAAGTCATGCAGGAAGAGGTAACTCAGAAAACGGTCACGTTCTGTATTCGGGCTACTAAGATTACGGCAGACCTGTTGAAAAAGGTTCTTGCTGCGTATCTGCGTCATCAAAAGCAGAAATCAGTAGAGAAGAAAGCACAGAAAAATCAGCCGAAACAGGGAAAGGTCACGGTAAAAGAGCTGGCAAAACAGAATGCCGGGATGGTCAATATCGAGATCACGGACAAAAATATCAAGTCCTTTGAACGGTATGCCAGAAAATACGGGATCAATTATGCTCTGAAAAAAGACAAGAGCAAAGATCCTCCGGTTTATCTGGTATTTTTCAAGGGACGTGATCAGGATGCCCTAAATGCTGCTTTCCGTGAGTTTTCCCAGAAACAGATTCAAAAAGCGAATAAGCCTTCTATTCATAAGCGTCTTACAGCTTACCGGGCAATGATGCCAAAGAAGACGAAGGACAAAGTAAAGAATCGGCATCAGGAGCAGAGTCGATGAAAAAGAAAAGCGGCAAAACTCTGATGCAGAAGTGGAAGAATAAAATCGGGGGTAAGCTGTCCGCCCTGGATAAAAAGAAACTGGTTCTTACAAATATCCCTTATGCTCTGGCTGCTTTCTATGCAGACCGGGCATTTTTTCTTTACCGGAACAGTCCGGGAGAAGATATGGGGAACAAACTTTTATATGCAATGGAACACGCAGACCGGATTTTTGCTGGTTTTGTGTTAAGCAATAACTGGAAAGATCTGCTAGCAGGTATTGTTGTTGCAGTCGTTCTGAAAGTGTTGGTCTGGCAGAAACAGGCAGACGCAAAGAAATTACGGAAAGGCATCGAGTATGGTTCAGCCAGATGGGGAACCGCAGAGGATATCAAGCCTTATATGTCGGAAGATCCATGGATGAACATTCCATTGACAGCAACAGAAGCACTGACCATGGAGAGCAGACCGAAGCAGCCGAAGTATGCAAGAAATAAAAATATAGTGGTCATCGGCGGCAGTGGTTCCGGTAAGACACGTTTTTTCGTAAAACCATCGGTCATGCAGATGAACTGTTCCATGGTCATTACAGATCCGAAGGGTTTAATATATAAAGTACAGAGAAACAAACGTTGCTTCATAAACAGAAGTTGCGAAGAAACGCTTATTTGTCTGTATTTGCAGACATTTTCGCAGGAAGGAGGTGGAAAGCGTGGCACAGCGAAATAACAAGCTAACAGCTCTCTATGAGAGATTGTCAAAGGACGATGAACTGCAAGGGGAATCAAACAGTATCACGAATCAGAAGAATTATCTGGAAGAATATGCACAGGCAAAGGGACTGACGAATATCCGGCACTATACAGATGATGGATTCAGCGGAGTTACCTTTAACCGTCCTGGATTTCAGAAAATGATTGCTGATGTGGAAGCAGGACTGATTGATACCATTTGTGTAAAGGATATGAGCCGACTGGGAAGAAATTATCTGAAAGTCGGATATTATACAGAAATACTGTTTCCAGAGAAAGATGTCCGTTTCATTGCAATCAACAACAGTATTGACAGTGCAACACCAACGGATAATGATTTTACACCATTTCTGAATATCATGAATGAATGGTATGCAAAGGACACAAGCAAGAAAATCAAAGCTATTTTTCAATCCAGAATGAAATCTGGCAAGAGATGCAGTGGTGCAATTCCTTATGGGTATAAGCATGATCCAGAAGATAAAAACCATTTGCTGGTCGATGAAGAAGCAGCAAAAGTTGTAAGAAAAATATATCAGCTTGCAATCGAAGGAAATGGTCCGGCACAGGTAGCAGATATTCTCACAAAAGAGCATATCTTAATTCCTTCGGCATATCTGGAACGGCATGAGGAAGGCGAAGTGAGTAGGAATCACAGTTACCATGATCCTTATATCTGGAATGCTACCGCAGTCAGCGGGATTCTTGATAAGCGGGAATATATGGGGCATACGATTCTTGGAAAAACAATCTGTGATAACTTCAAAACAAAGAAACGAAGAAAAGCCAGACCAGAGGAATTGATTATCTTTGAAAATACACATGAAGCGATTATTGATGAAGATACTTGGAATCAGGCACAAAAGTTTAGAAAAAGAGTGACAAAGCGTGTGGCAAATGGCACGTACAAACACAGGTTATCAGGGCTTGTCTATTGTGCAGACTGTGGCAGCAGAATGTCTTACAGAAGCCCAGAAGCACAAAAGAGAAAAGATGGGAAACGCTATGATTCAGACAGTAGTTTTTCATGCTCGGCATATGGAAACAAATATAAAGAGTGTACATTCCATTTTATTACGTCATCGGCACTGGATCAGCTTGTTGATGATTCTATCCGCAGAGTTGCCAGATTTGTTCTGACGAATCAAAAAGAATTTCTGGAACAGGTGGGACAGCTGAAAGAAACTTACAGTGAAAAGTTCCTGCAAGAATCACAAAAAGAGGTCGAATCAGCTAAGAACAGGATTCAGGAGTTAGATACTTTGATAAAGAACCTGTATGAAGGAAATGTACTGGGGAAAATCCCGGACAGGCATTTTAATCGCATGATGAAAGAATATGACGATGAACAACAGGAACTGGAAGCAAAGGTGGCAGAACTGGAACAAGAACTCGGTCAGAATCAAAAATCGGAAGATGGTGGAGATCGGTTTGTCCGGCTTGTAAAGAAATATCAGGACTTTGAGGAAATTACCCCAAGAATGCTAAATGAGTTTGTAGATAAAATTATGGTTCATGAAGCGGTAGGAAAGGGTCTTGATCGGACACAGCGGATAGATATTTACTTCAATTTTATCGGACAGTTTGCAGTTCCTTTTTCGGAAGAAGAACTGAAGGCGGAAAGAAAAGCCCGACAGGAAGAAGAACAGCGTAAAGCAGAAGCCAAAAGAGAAAGACAGAGGATAGCTGCTAGGAAGTGTTCACAGAAGCGTAAAGAAGAACGTGCCAGAATCAAAGCAGCTGCGGAAGGTGGCGATGAAGAAGCAATCAGGCAGTATGAAGCAATTCTGGATAAGGAGAGGGCAAGACGGGAAAGAGACCGGGCAAGCCGAAAACGGAGTTATCAGAAACAGCAGAAAAAAGCAAAAGAGATTGAAAAGGCTGCACAGGCTGGTGATCCGAAGGCTATGAAGGAGTATGAAAAGATTCTGGAAAACAGAAAGAAAGCTACTGCCAGTACACAGAAATGGAGAAACAAGCAAAAAAAGAAGGCTCTGGAGCCTACCTACCAAATAGAACCAGAGCCAACTGAACTCGAACCGGAGCAGGAATTACCTGTCACCGCTTCGGCTTGATCGTACCACAAGGACAGGAAGAAAACAAGCAGAGAGGTTATCGAATATGAAAAAATTAGCACCATTGATTCATGATACAGAGAATGGACTGGATTATATCCTTGTTGGAGAGATTTATTTACCGTTAATTGCAGTACCAGAAGAGACACGTGATATTGGATTTTATGGAAGTCTCCGCAGAAACTATCTGAGAGATTACAAGAGTGGACTGTATTCTTACTTGTCACTCAGTGGAAAACTCTGGACGCATCTTGCAGATGTAAATGAGCAATGCGTACAACGTAGAGATTTACTTATGGAGCAGATAATGAAACAGGAAGACATTACAGAAGAATTGAAAGTCAGAAATCAAATGGAATGGGTTCGCCAGGCAAATAATGTAAGAAGCCGGGTAGATGAAATGATACTGACTGAAATGGTGTACGTGTAGGAGGGGCTTATGAGATACAGGATTGAATATGCAGATGGAAGATGCTGTAATTTCGCAAACAGCAGAAAAGACCTGTTGGACTGGCTGAAACTGCTGAAACATGAAAAAATCGCAGATATCCGTAAAGTATATAAAAATGGTGTTACGGATTCTGTTCTGGATAATTACCGTAGATATTTAAAACAGTGAAAGGGGCGGACAGTCATGGCAGTTGTAAGAATTATTATAAAAATTTTGTTATTGCCGGTGCGTATATGCCTGACAATCATACAGCTGGTGGTTATGTTCATCACATGGCTGTCTGCAACGGTATTTCATACCCTGTCGGGAATCATCTGTATCACAGCTGTATTGGGGTATGGATTCGGACAGGAAACAGGCACAGAGGCATTCAGAATGCTTGCAATGGGCTTTATACTGTATGTTTTGCCTATCCTCGCAGGCTGGATTGTGGTGTGGCTGGAAGCAATCAAAATTAGACTGATGGGAGATTAAAAAGATGGAATTAACAGGAAAAATGGAAGAATTTATGAATGATCTTATCGGAGAGAGAATGGAGCAGGTCTATCAAGAAAAAGACGGACAGCAATATGATCCATTCAACGAAAAATTGGAAATGAAATTGCAAAAGATGTTTCAAAAACTTTCAGACAAACAGAGAACAATTTTATTTGATTACATGACTGAAACATCAAATAAATGCAGTGATCTGAATGAATTCTATTACCGTATGGGATTAAGAGATGGATTGATGTTGAAAGAAGTAATTCAAGTCATGCTGGATGCATTGATTGAATAAGTGGGGGCTTGAACAACTAAAAACAAACATACATTCTGTTTAATGGGTTGAAAACGGTAGCTTTAAGTAGTATAATGTAGCTGTTTATAGCTTAGACGGAAGGGAGATAAAATGGCAAGACAAAAGAAAAATGGAACATACTTAAACGTATGTATCGATTCAGAAATATATGAACAACTTAGCCAATTTTGTGATAAGGCTGGGCAAACTAAAACAGTTGCAGTAGAAAGAGCCTTACTCGAGTACTTTGAAGAATATACAAGAAAACAACGAATGCTCGAAAAATTGGAACAAGGTAATATTTAGCGATAGAAGGAATTAAAATGGATCGTTTGACACCTGAACAAAGGCATAAAAATATGAAAAGCATAAAGTCCAAAGATACGGAAATAGAACGTATTTTGCGTAAAGCACTACGTGATAAAGGATATGGATATAGAAAAAATTATAAGGCTTTACCAGGGTGTCCAGATATAGTTTTAACGAAATATCGGATTGCAATTTTTTGCGATAGTGAGTTTTTCCACGGTAAAGATTGGGAAGTTCTTAAACCTCAATTAGAAAAAGGGAAAAATGCGGATTTTTGGATTAATAAGATAAGCAAAAATATTGAGAGAGATGATATTGTCAATAAAGAATTGCTGTATTTGAACTGGACGGTTATTAGATTTTGGGGAAAAGAAATAAAAAAACACCCTGAAATATGCATTCAAGTTATTGAAGAAACGATATTTGAAAATAAGCTAGATAGAATGGAACTTGAGGAGGAATTATAGAATGCATAAATCTATAGATTTATTTGCAGGCATTGGAGGTATCCGTAGAGGATTTGATAATGCGTTTAAAGACGATATAGAAACCACATTTGTATCGGAATGGGATGAACCAGCACAGAGAACATATAAACTTAATTATCCTGGAGCAGAAATTGCAGGAGACATTACACAAATTGATGAAAAAGATATCCCAGAATTTGATATATGTCTTGCAGGTTTTCCATGCCAGGCATTCTCTATGGCTGGAAAACATGGCGGGTTCGAAGATGATTATAAAGGACGTTGTAGAGGAACTTTATTCCAAGATGTAGTACGTATTTGCGATTACCATAAACCAAAAGTAATCTTTTGCGAAAATGTTAAAGGTCTTACTATCCATGATAGAGGGAGAACATTTAAAGTAATAAAAGGAGCATTTGAAGAAATTGGATATACGGTTTTTCATCAGATTTTGAACAGTAAGGATTTTGGTGTTCCACAAAACAGAGAAAGAATTTATTTAGTATGTTTTAGAAATGATATTGCGCCAAAAGAATTTCTCTTTCCCGAAGGAGATAAAAAAGATGTTAGCATTAGAGATATATTAGATGATGCACCAATACCTTCAAAATATTATTTATCAGATGTGTATGTAAATACTCTTAGAGCCCATAAAGCTAGACATGAAGCTGCTGGACATGGATTTGGATATGTTATCAGGGAACTCGATGGAATTGCCGGAACAATAGTGTGTGGTGGTATGGGAAGAGAAGGAAATCTTTTGATAGATCACAGGGAACATTCCATGATACCAACAACGCATATAAAAGGACATATAAACACAGAAGATATTCGTAAAATGACACCAAGAGAGTGGGCACGGTTGCAAGGATTTCCTGATGATTTTAAATGGGATCTTGCTGATACACATATGTATAAGCAATTTGGAAATAGTGTGACTGTTAATGTCATAGAGGCAATTGCTCAAAAGATAAAAGAAGTTTTGGACGAAAGTGAGGAGGAGAAACATGAAACTGTCGGGCAATAAAGGTGAGTGGAGTGAACTGTATGTGCTTCTGAAGTTATTGTCAACGGGCGAATTGTATGCTGCTGATGAAAAACTACAAAAAATCAAGGATGTGTATTATCCCATTTTAAAAATTATAAGACAGGAAGATGAAAACAAACATTTAGAGTATGTGATTGTTTCAGAAGAGCAAGGAATTGAGATACACTGGAATGCAGAAATTATAAGATCAATTACTCAAAAGGAGATGGCAAAAAGAGCAGCATACCTGTATGAAAAAATAGTAGAAGGTGGAAGTCGTGCTTTTGAGATTCCAGGGTCGGATACAATTATGAATGAATTAGCATGTACAAAAATATCTGCCCCGTCAACGGATAAGACAGATATAACGATGCAAATTCATGATATCAACACTGGATATGAGCCGATATGTGGATTTAGTATTAAATCAGAATTAGGAAGTGCGCCTACATTACTGAACGCATCAGGTGCTACAAATTTTGTTTATGAAGTTTCAGGCATATCGGATGAATTGGCTGAACAGATTAATGCAATAGATAGTAAAACAAAAATTCTCGATAGAATACAGATGATAACTGAAAATGGAACTATGAAATACAGTCATATGAAGAATAAAGTTTTTTCAGGAAATTTGATGCTGATTGATACCTACATGGAAGAAATCATAGCACACTTGTTATTGCTGTATTATCAAAATCAAGCAACTGATAGTGATAAGTTAATCCGAATCATTGAAGAACAAAATCCTTTGGGATATCCAAGAAAAGGAATTTATGCTTACAAATTTAAGAAATTTTTATGCTCGATTGCTTTAGGAATGATGCCGTCAAAAGAATGGGACGGACACGATGAAGCTAATGGCGGATACGTTATTGTAAAAGATAATGGTGAAGTACTTGCATATCATATTTACAACAGAGATGCTTTTGAAAAATATCTTTTAAATAATACAAAGTTTGAAAGAGGGTCTACAGGAAAGCATGGGTTTGCAACATTGTATATGGAAAATGGAAAAAGATATATAAATTTAAACTTACAGATTAGATTCATATAATGATTAACCCAGAGGGCATTAACCGTAAAAAGTTAGTGCCTTTTGTTTTGCTCATTATTAAAAATGGACTGTATGAGCCAGTCAGAAAAAATGAATAATGACCGATCAGGTCAAAGGATTGAGCCGATGTATTTGGACTTTTGTAAAAGTTGAAATTGCGTCGGCTTTTTTATTTTCACAAAATCCGATATAGAGGATTTTTGAAAAACAGACGGAACAGAAAATCTTGCTGAAGGGACAGCGGCAGGAGTTATGTTTTGTCTGCCGGGAGTACAGAGGGCTGGAAGTCCTTTGGGGCAGAATTGCAAAGGGTGGCAGCACCTTGCTGGGGTTAAGGGGCAAAGCCCTTAGCAGGTTAAGGGCGGCAGCCATTGCCCAGTTAAGAGGCGTTTCGCCACTTAGTACTGGGTACTATCTGTAACGGAGACAGAGACTTTTAGCAGCTTCGCTGCAATTCCCTTCGGGGAAAAACTTGAAAGAAAGGGGAAATGTGAATTGAAAGGAACAAGGCATAACGGACGATCTGGAAAAGATGGAGTTTATAATCCGCTTCACAATGATCGGAGATTTGATCCAGAACACAGTGAGCATATCGACAATGAAAGAGTTCGCCAAAACATTTACTGGGACTGCTATCAGGGATATACCACAATGGAAGACCGGGGAAAAGAGGATAATTTTTCTTTTAGCCAGATTGAAATGGCTTACTATTCGGAGCATTACAGTGACTATGTGATTAACCAAAATAAGCGACATGAGAAAGCTCGACACCCAGACAGATGCAAAGGTGTGGAAGAGATTTTGAAAAATAAAAAGACCTGCCCTGAAGAAAGTATCTATCAGCTGGGGACGATAGATAAACATGCTTCTGTAGAGACACTGATCAGGGTTTTTGATGAATTTAAAAAAGAATTTGATGAGCGGTTTGGCTCTAATGTTCATATCATTGACTGGTCACTGCATATGGACGAATCAACTCCTCATATCCATGAGCGTCATGTATTTGATGCTACAAACCGATATGGAGAGATTGAGCCAAAACAGGAAGCAGCACTGGAAGAACTTGGCTTTGAACTTCCAAATCCAGAAAAGAAGAGGTCAAAGACAAATAACCGTAAGGTCGTTTTTGATTCTGCCTGCCGGGCGATGTTTCTGGATATCTGTAAACGACATGGATTGGAACTTGATGAAGAACCAGCTTATGGTGGACGACAGTATCTGGAGAAACAGGATTATATCCGTATGAAGCAGAAAAAAGAGATTGCAGACCGACAGGAAACAATCCTTATGCAGATAGATAAGGTAAATGAAAATCGTCTGGAACTTGCAAAACAATCAAGTCGTGTAAATGCAAACGAAGAAATTATCCAGTCACAGGAAGAAAAAATAAAACAGCAGGACAAAGAATTTGCAAATAATTCTGATCGGATATTTAAACAAGGTGATCTGATTGAAGAACAGAAACAGGAGTTGCAACAGCTTACAGTTCGTATTGAAGATGTAGAAACTTTGCTTGATGAAGTCTCCAGTGAAGCATATGACAAGGCAGTGGAGAAAGTAGCAAAAGAAGCAATGCTGGCTACCAGAAGAGATGATATCCGTCTGGTGGAAGATTCAAAAAAGTGGATTCAAGATCCGAAGCATAAAGCTTCCCGAAGAGAAAAGGAATACGCAATAAAAAGATTGGATGGTTTGATACAGAAAATTGAAACTGCGATGGAGAAGATAGTCATAAGGATTACCAGCCAGTTGAAACAGCCGGAAAAGAAAAAAGCGGTTGTGGAGGAAATCAAAAAAGAAGTGAAGCCATCTATCAGAGAAAAACTTGCACTGAATGTAGCAAAGATTCAAAGAGAAGAGGCGGAGAGAAAACAACTGAAAAGAGGAAAATCACATTCCAGTGATTTAGAGATGTAGGGCATTTTGTTGATTCCGTAAGGATAGGATAGAGTGCTTTTTTGTTTTTATTGAAAACTTGCTTCCCAGATTTTGGAAGCAGATTTGAGAAAGTGAGGAAATGAATTGGGATTATTTGATGAAGTGAAACAGAATGTAACCGTCCGGCAGGCTGCGGAAATGTATGGATTGAAGCCAAACAGGAGTGGGCTGATTCGCTGTATTTTTCATAATGATAAATCGCCCAGTATGAAAGTAGACCGAAGATATTACTGCTTCGGCTGTGGCTGCACAGGAGATGCGATTGATTTTACAGCACAGTTATTTGGACTGGGATTAAGAGATGCGGCAATGAAACTGGCAGATGATTTTGGAATTAACTACTCTGCCAGAGGAAGAGATTCCTTGCCAAGCAGAAGAAACATTTTGGTGAGAAAGCCAGAACCGACACCAGAAGAACAATGGGAAAAAGAATATATGAGATGCCTGAAAGCTTATCTGGATTATCGGATTATGTTGCTGGAATGGAAAGAAAAGTACAGACCCAAAACAAGAACAGAAGAATGGAACGATAGATTTACAACTGCCCTGAGAGAACTTGTGATTGTTAATTATTATCTGGATACCTTGCTGTTTGGAGAGCCTGCGGACAAAGAAACAATAGTGAGAGAAAAGCGAGAGGAGATAGAGAATATTGAGCGAAAATGTAAAAGATATTTCAATGAAAGAGGAAAAAGATTTGATAAAGAAAATGATTCTTATGGTGAACCCGGGGGACTGTCGGGAAATCAGAGAAACCCTGAATATGACGGAAAAAGGGACAGTCAAAAATTCAATGGAGAATTATGTGACCGTATTAAGAAAAGATCCGCTGTTAGTAGGTAGTCTTCGATATAACCGATTGACAGAGAAAATTGACGTAACAAAAGTTCTCTGGTGGAATAAAGAACCATGTGTATTAACGAACAAAGGAAGAAAAGCACTTCGGTATTTCTTTGAAAAATATTATGGTCTGTTCAATGAAAGTGTTATGGACGATGCATTGGATCTGGAAGCATACAGTAAAGAATACCACCCCATTTGTGAATATTTAGAAACTCTTGAATGGGACGGGAAAGAAAGAATCCGTAATGTATTGAAAGTGTATATGGGTGCGGACGATTCGGATATGGTTTATGAAATGCTGAAACATTTTATGATGGGAGCCTTAAACCGTATCTACTGTCCAGGGTGTAAATTTGATGAAATGTTATGTCTGGTAGGACAGCAGGGGGCGGGAAAATCCACTTTTTTCCGCTTTCTGGCACTGGACGATCAGTGGTTTTCAGACAGCTTGAAAAACCTGAATATGGAAAAACCTTATGAATTACTTCGGGGACACTGGATTTTGGAGATGTCGGAGATGACAGCTGCAATCAGTGCAAAGAGTATCGAAGAAACAAAATCTTTCTTATCAAGAATGAAGGAAACCCACAGAAATCCTTATGAAAAATATGAGGAAGACAGACCAAGGCAATGTGTGTTTGCTGGATCATCAAATAACCGGCAGTTCATTCCGTTTGATCGTACTGGGGCAAGAAGATTTCTGCCGATTGAAATTGATAGCAGCAAAGCAGAGAAGCACATTCTTGATGATGAGCCAGAAGCCAGAGAGTATTTTGACCAGCTGTGGGCAGAAGCAATGGTATTGCTTAATGCAGCTGAAAATAAATCGGAATTACTGCGGTTTGACAGTGAGATGGAATTTAATATCAATGAATATCGGAAACAGTTCATGCAGGAAGATACAATGGCAGGAATGATTCAAGGGTGGCTTGACAGCTATGACGGAAATTATGTCTGCTCTATTCAGCTTTGGAAAAATGCCTTTAACCATTATGACGGAGAGCCGAAGAAATTTGAGACAAATGAAATCTGTCAGATCATGGATACTCAGATTATCGGGTGGAAGAGAGGCGGATATCATCGCTTTACAAAGGAAGGATATGGGAAGCAGAGATGCTGGATTCGGGGAGATACAGATGGTGGCAACAACGAAGGAGGAGAGGGATTTATTGACCTTTCCGAAGCCGAACAGATGGCACTTCCTTTTAACTAGCCCGACAGAGAAAGAGGACAGTTTTTGAAGCCGGAAGGCTGATTTTTACCCGGTTGGTTATCGGTTGTTGCCACTATTGTATCCGCCGAAAACTACTGATTTTAAAGGCTTTACAGCTATTTTTACTAGGTGGCAACAAGATATTTCAAAAAAGAAAATAGTAGTGTTATAAATTGGAAAAATGAGTGGTGAAAAACACTTGAAAGAAAGTTTCAACCATGTTGTTGCCAGTTGCAAATTACAGCTTTAAATGAATACGTCCGGCAGAGACAAAACAATCATTCTCTCTGTCGGGCAATTCAGCGAAAGGAGAAAAATTTTATGGAAGACAGAAATATAGTTCAGACTACAGAAGAAAAAAATCCAGACTATGAAAAGAAAATCGGGAACACCTGCTATCAGGTTAATTACTATTTTAATCAAAACTCTAGCATGACCATGCAGGAAAAAGTAATGAAAATTATGAAGGCAGAGTTAGATATGGAAGTCCGCAACCCAGCGTAA